TCAGCTAGAAATGTGGTGGTTCAGAATCATCAAACGTACCAAACATGGCGCTTGGATAGATGGCAAGTTCGTCAAATTAACCGCCACCAAGAAATATGCCTGTGCCACAGAAGCTGATGCAATTGAATCTTTCCGCCGACGTAAGGAAGTTCAGATTAGCATCTATAAGAACCGACTAACTGCTGCTGAGGCTGATTTGAAACTACTGGAAAGAGAGATAATATGCCCGAACGCATAGTCCTACACGCGACCATCGAAAAACTCGAAGAAAAGTTCGTCAAATCCAACTGGTACAACACCGACAACGGGCCTTCCTACGACCAATCTTCCCTCGGCTGGTTCGTCCAGTTCGAAGGCTCCACCGAATCCCTTCACCTATTCGATACCAAACCCGATTGGCAAGTTGGGGATAAGGTGAAGATCAGCTTTGAAAGGGCATCAACATGAAGATTGTAGGCCGAACCGATGACGGATATCTCGCACAGATTACGGTAGAAGAAATCGGTGTTATCACTGGCTTCGGTAAATACCCTATGTACGGTAGAGATGAGGATAAAGCTAGATTTGCAAGAGCCATCGGTACAAAGACTGTACATGAGAAAATCCCAACACACACCATCATCGACATTATAGTTGGTGTTGATTACATCGCTAAGGTAAGGGGCAAAATCAAAACCGCAAAGAAAACTGCTAGTGAACTTCGCGAACTAGCAGACATGCTCGACAATGCTATCCCTGCTATCATCATTCCACCATCCGAGGAACCCAATGCCTAAACTCTCCAACCACCAATCAAACTCCTTCACCAAACTCCTCCTGATCGGCGATGCCAAGTCCGGCAAAACCGGTTCCCTTGTCTCCCTCGTCAAGGCAGGTTACAAACTCCGCATCCTCGACCTAGACAACCTCCTCGATATCCTCAAGGGCATGATCGAGAAAGAGTGCCCGGACAAGATCGACAACGTGGAGTTCCGAACCATCCGTGACAAGTACAAAGCTGGCGCAGCCGGTGCCATCATCGACGGCCAAGCAAAAGCATGGATCAACGCAATCAAAATGTGCGACAATTGGAAATACAAGGACGAAGACGGAACCGAAGTCGACCTCGGCAAGCCAGCAACTTGGGGCCCTGACTGCATCCTTGTCATCGATTCCCTCTCCCGCCTGTGCGATGCCGCCTACGACTACCATGCCTCCATCTCCCCTCCCGGTAACGACGGCCGGGCAATCTATGGAAATGCACAAGACGATGTGGAAAAGTTCATTGCCATGTTGACTTCCACCGGTATGGGGACTAATATAATAGTTATCGCTCACGTCACCTACCAAGCCCAACCAGACGGAACAACCAAGGGGTTCCCCCAAGGCGTGGGCCAGAAGCTCTCTCCTAAGATTCCCCAATACTTCCCGTCGGTCGTTCTCTATACCAACAAGAACGGCAAGCGTACCATCAACACATCCTCTACCCCAATGATGGACCTTGCCAATCCCAAACCATTTGCTGTGGCCAAGGAATACCCAATTGAAACCGGCCTCGCAGATATCTTCACCATCCTTCGCGGGCAGGTGGTGGAAGATGCCAAGCCCAAGCTCGTAACAGTGAGGAAAGTGTGAACGGCAACGACTTCCCAGGAATAGTCAACACCCCACCCCCATCCCCACCAGTCATCGGCATTGCGGATATGATCCAAATCCGCATGGCCTTGCAAGACTTCCGTAAACCAACAAAGGAGCTCACCGACGCAATAACCAAACTCGACAATATCATCGCATCCATCATCACTGGGTTTGTACCCTCACCAAGAGAAGGCAATCAATCATGAACGATACCCCCAACTTCGCATCAATCCTTGACGAAGCGCCAACCGAAATCAACCGTCCGAAACCCCTCCCGGTCGGCACTTACGTCTGCGTCGTCCAAGGCCAACCAGTCTATGACAAGTCCAACAAGAAAGGAACCCCGTTCGTCGAGTTCACCCTTCGGCCAATCCACGCTGAGGAAGATGTCGATGCCGAAGACCTCGCTGCAATGGGTGGCCTTGAGAACAAGACCATCAAGGCAACCTTCTACCTCACCGAAGATGCCGTGTTCCGTCTGGATGAATTCCACCAGCATTGCGGGATCGATCTCGACGAGCCAGCTTCGCGGAAGGTTCGCAACGACTCGGTCGTCAACGCTCAGGTCCGGGCAGTGATCAAGCACGAGATGTCGCAGGATGCGTCCCAGACATTCGCCCGGCTCGCTCGTACCGCGATGGCGGATTAATTAAAACCGGGAGGGGTTCGCAGCCCCTCCCAACTTAATGGAGTAACTTATGCTTGAGAAAGTTGATACCCTGAACGCGGACGTTAGGGAGGAAGTTAACAAGTTCTTCCCGGTTCGACCCAAGGCAACCATTGTGAAAGAGGTTGATACTATTGCCAATATTCTCGCCGAGCGTCAAAAGACTCACGGCGATTATTCCGAACACGCCCGGATCACTCAAGAACTCAAGTCAGTCCTGCGTAGCTCACCCGGATGGGACAAGCTCACCGACTGCCAAAAAGAAACCCTTGAGATGATTGCCCATAAAGCAGGTCGTACCCTCGCTGGCGATCCAGACTTCAAGGACCATTGGGACGACATCGCCGGGTATTCCAAACTCGTATCGGATCGTTGCTCCAAGTGAGGACCCATGCTTCCAGTCGATTCTGGCATCCCAATGCCGCCACCCGGCAAAAGAAAATACCCATGGCACGAAATGAAAGTTGGTGATTCATTCTTTGCACCGAACAAAACCTCCGCTCAATTCGCTGCGATGATTAATGCCTACACCAAACGCAACCGTGGTAAATTCCAAGGCCGAGATGTAATCGAAAACAACATAAAGGGCTGTCGGGTATGGCGTCTGGAATAAAACCAATTGTATTCGTTGGTGAAGCTTGGAGCGATTCGGACTTTCGCTCCAAGCAACCATTCTCAGGATCATCCGGGATCGAGCTATTCCGGATGCTTAACGAAGCCGGGGTCGTCCGAGCCACCTCCCTCGACCGCGAACTCATCAACAAATACTACGCTACACAAGACCCAACCATCACCGCTACACTCTGGTCCCTACATTCCGAAATCTACCTCACCAATGTCTTCAACCTCAAGGCCGATGGCCGCGACCCGATGGAAAAGTTCTGCGGAGGCAAAGCTGATGGAATCCCAGGATACCCACCACTGCTCAAATCCAAATACGTCCGAACCGAATTCGAACCAGAGCTTGATCGGCTGTGTCGTGAGATCCTCGATCGTGATCCTAATTTGGTTGTATGCCTTGGGAATACTGCTCTTTGGGCTTTGGCCGGGCGGACGGGGATAATGAAGATTAGGGGGACAACCCTTGAATCTACCCACACCGTCGCAGGGTTTAAACTCCTCCCAACCTACCATCCATCCGCAGTGAACCGCCAGTGGGAACTACGCCCGACTGTAATCGCAGACTTAATGAAAGCCAAGAGGGAAAGCGCCAGTGACCGAATCATTAGACCAGAACGGGAAATTTGGATTGAGCCCAGTTTGGATGACATTATTCGATTCGAACAGGAATTCATTAAAGGATGTAAACTCCTTTCTGTGGATATTGAAACAAGTGGGTCACGAATTACTTGCATTGGTTTTGCTCCCTCCCCAAGAGTCGCAATCGTTATTCCTTTCGATGACTCCCGTACAAAGAACGGAAATTATTGGGGGACTAAGGAACTTGAGATACAATGCTGGAAGATTGTCCGAAGCATTCTCCTCGATCCCAGTACCCCTAAGCTCTTTCAAAATGGAGCCTACGACATCGCCTTCCTCTGGCGGGCCTACGGAATCAAAACCATGAACGCTGCGGAGGACACGATGCTACTACAGCACGCACTCCAACCGGAAGCATTGAAGGGTCTTGGGTACCTTGGTTCGATCTATTCCGACGAAGGTAGCTGGAAGCATATGAGGAAGAAAGACGAAACGATTAAGAGGGACGCATGATCCAATTATCCTTCGACCCATCCGCCTTCCCTCGCACCACCACCCGTTCCGAATGGAAAGATATCTGGCGATGGAAGCGGGAAACCGAGAAGAAAATAGCTGCGACAATGAAATCGCAAATGGATAACTTTCGTATCTACGGTTCCACTTGGGCGCCATTCATGCAGGAAGAATTCATCCAACGCGTAATCAACCCGCCAATCATGATGCACCCAAAGCAACAGGTTGGTTACTATGGTCCGAATGGTTGGGAGCCGTTGAAATGAAAACAGTCTACTGTCCTAAGTGCGACCAAGACATAAGTGATACCTACCAAGGATACGATCCCAGTGTGGGTATAATGTCAGGCGGTTGGTATTGTGAAGCATGTGATCTTTGTGTGGGAGAGGAAGATATCGACTATGAAGATTATTAAAACCCACGAAATGGACCCAGCCTCCCTAACCGACTTCGAACGTGAGTGCGTTTACAACGGCCTCGACTGTTGTGTCACCTCCGATGTCTTCGAAGCTCTCCATCCACAACTCGATAACCAAACCGGCTCAACCTACGCATTCTCCAAAGCCCTCCAAGCCCCAACCCTCGAAATGCGGTGCCGCGGAGTTCTTGTAGACGACGCTAGAAAGTCAGAGGTCATAGATGAGTACTTTGAAATCATGGAACGAGTCGAGCGTCAACTCAATCGTATTGTTTTTGAAGGGGTTGGTCTGGAGACGTTCAACTGGCGTAGTCACGCTGACTTACGAAAGCTCTTCTATGACAATCTTGGAATACCACCAATTCGTAAGCAAGGTCGCCCCACGACTGACCGTGCCGCTAGAGAAAAACTCGCCGTCTACCCCATCGCCCAACAACTCGTCTCCCATATCAATCTTCTCACAACCCTTGGAGACAAAATTTCGGTCTTACGCACTAGTATTGATCCCGATGGTAGAATCCGAAGCTCGTACAATATTGCAGGTACTTCAACAGGCAGGTTCTCTTCCAGCGCTTCAGAGTTCGGAACGGGAGGTAATCTCCAAAATGTCGAGGAAAGTCTCCGAAGCATTTTCATTGCCGACCCCGGAATGAAGTTCGCAAAGTGTGATGCCAAGTCGGGCGAATCATTCGCTGTCGGCGCAATCGAATGGAACCTATTCAATGACGGACGATATCTCGACGCCTGTGAATCTGGAGACCCTCACACAGCAGTTGCTCGCATTTGCTGGCCTAATCTCCCTTGGACCGGTGACCTCAAACGAGATAAA